TTCTTACTATGTAGATAATCAATTTAAAGAATCTATTTTAGCATACGCTGAAGAAAAAAGAACAATCTATAATATTGCACAATCATTAGGATACACACCAAAAATTAGTTTTCCTGCTACAACTGTATTAGATGTTTATCAAACAGTTCCTGCTACTGGAACAGGAGATTCTACAAGACCTAATATGGATTATGCTTTGACTGTAACTAACAACACTAAAGTAAAATCTGAAACTACAGGTAAAACATTTAGATTTATGGATAACGTGAACTTCAAATATTCAAGTTCATACGACCCAACTACAGTTTCTATATTTGAAACAGATTCAAATGTTCCAACAAAATATTTGTTAAAGAAAAGAGTTAGAGCTATTAGTGGAGAATTGAAAGAAGAGTTAGTGACATTTACATCTGCTGTCAAGTATGATAAGATAGTATTAGGTAATCCTAATGTTATAGAGATTATGTCATGTGTAGATAGTGATGGTAATAGTTGGTATGAAGTTCCTTTTTTAGCACAAGATACAATATTTGATGAAGTAGAAAATACATCAGCAGATGATTCTGAATTAACGCAATATAATGATACAGCACCTTATCTATTAAAGTTAAGAAAGACACCACGAAGATTTACAACATATATTAGAGATGATAATAGAACTGAATTAAGATTTGGTGCAGGTGTATCAGATAATCCTGATGAAGAGATAGTTCCAAATCCAGATAGGGTTGGTTCTTCATTGTCAAGTGGTGTTAGTAAGTTAGATACTGCATTCGACCCCGCAAACTTTTTAAATACAAGAACTTATGGATTAGCACCATCTAATACGACATTGACAATTAAGTATACTGTCGGTGGTGGTATCGAAGATAACGTTCCTGCTAATGATATTAAAAATCTAAACGATGTTAGTTTTAATGTAGACGAAACTAACTTGGTAGCAGCAACAGTTCAAGATGCAAAAGACTCAGTAGCTGTAAATAATCCAGACCCAGCTGCAGGTGGTAGAAGTGGTGAGTCACTAATAGAAATTAAAAATAATGCACTTGCTTACTTCCAAGCACAGAGTAGAGCAGTTACAAAAGAAGATTATATGATAAGAGCATTATCATTACCACAGAGATATGGTAATATTGCAAAAGTTTATATAGTTCAAGATGAACAACTCAATCAAGCTGAAGAGAATGTTCAAGATAATGAAGGAGCTGCAGCACCACTACTTGAGGAACAAATAGAAAATATAAATCCTTTGGTTCAAGAAACAGCAGATTTAAATTCAGCAAAAGCAGAAGCTAAAGTTCAAAATCCTGCAAAGGTTAGAGAAAAAATAGCAAAAGCTAGAATGACTTCACCAACGACACAAGAAAAAGATTTACCTTTTGGTGGTAGTAGAGGAGGATACTAATGGCTACTAAAAAAGCATCAAGAATACCTAATCCATTAGCATTAAATATGTATGTGTTGGGATACGACTCAAGAAAAAAATTAGCAAACTTAAATCAAGCAGTAAAAGAAAATTTACAAACATACTTAGGACAATATAGAATGGTTACTGATGCTATCAACATAAAGAATGCTTATGTGATAAACATCGGAGTTCAGTTTAGTATTATGACAAGACCTAACTATAACAAGAATGAAGTTTTGATTAGAGCTATCGAAGAAGTAAAAACATTTTTTGATATCGACAGATGGCAAATAAATCAACCAATCATATTAGCTGATTTAGTTTATAGATTAAGTTTAGTAGATGGTGTAGCAACTGTAGTTCCACCTATAGAAAACAATAAACAATCCTTACCAATCGTTATAACAAACAAATATATAGCAGCAAATGGTTACTCTGGCAATCTATATGATATAGATGCAGCTACTAAGAATGGTATAATTTATCCATCATTAGACCCATCAATCTTTGAGTTAAAATATCCTGGCACAGATATTGAGGGTAGAGTAGTAGGAGATAACTAATGCATTATTTTGAATTCGCTACAGCAGATGCAACATTATATGAGGGTGAAGCAACCCAATCAGTAAACACAGGTTTAGACCCCATACTTGAAGTTCGTAAAGATATGAACGCTGGTGGTACTGTTATAAATGTATCAAGAGCATTGGTAAAGTTTGATATGAGTTATATAAGTGCTTCAGTTCAAAATGGACTTATACCAAAAGCAGCAAAATATTATCTTAATCTATATGATGCAGGTTCAAGTGATTTACCATCATCACAAACACTTTACGCTTATCCTGTAAGTCAATCGTGGACAATGGGTGACGGAACATACCATTCTAATCCACAAATAACAGAGGGTGTTAGTTGGAGATATAGACAAGGTGAGGATGATGGAACACAATGGATAAGTGGTAGTAACAATACTGGTGGAACTTGGTTTAGTGGTAGTTATGCAAGTGGAACAAGAAATCTTACATGCTCATCTTCATTAGAATATGAAACAACAGATATCCGTATGGATGTTACTGACATAGCACACGCTTGGATTTATAGTGGTTCTTCTTATCCAAATCAAGGATTTATGGTAAAGAGAAGTGGTAGCGTTGGTAATACAGATAGTGGTAGTGGAGTTCAAGAAGGTGATAGTATTCGTTATGGACAACTTAAATTTTTCTCAAGAGATACATCAACTATCTATCCACCCAAGTTAGAAGTTGAGTGGGATGATTCAAGTTGGAGCACAGGTTCTTTACCACCACTTACAGGTTCAGCTTTAGAAGATACTGTCATATACTTTAAGAATATGAGAGAAGATTATAAACAGAATAGTAAAATCAGATTTAGACTTGTAGGTAGAGAAAGATATCCTAAGAAAACATATTCAACAACTGCAGCTGAAGTAGCAGTTAAATACTTACCAAGTGGTAGTCAGACAATAGAACATGGAACTTACTATCAAGTAAGAGACGCTGTAACAGAGGATATTATAATTCCTTATGGAACAGGCTCAATTGTTAGCTGTGATACAGAAAGCAACTTCTTTAATATTTGGATGAATGGATTTCAACCAGAAAGATATTACAAATTTGAGTTAAGAGTTGTGACAGGTTCTAAATCAAGTCAAACTCAAATAGTAAACGAATACGATGATGATTGGACATTTAAAGTAAGTAGATAATGCCTTATACAAAAGAACAACTTAAAAATAATGAACATTATGAAAAAGTTTTAGAAGCCGTTCGTCGAGAACAAATAAATACTTTTCTTAAAGATGAGAGAGACTTTCAAGCTTCTGGCTCCAACGCTGCCGCAGCTCAAAGTCTACGGATGAAAACAGGTGAGTTTGTTTCTATACCTGAAATAGAAAACGACCCTACACAAAAAGTAATTGTTAAGAATGAAACTTACTATGTTACGGAAGATGCTGATAAGTTTATCGATAAAGATATAAATGAGTTACTTAACAACAATCCAGTTCAGACTTTAACTGTCGGTGAGTTCTTTAAAGAATATGAAAAACTAAGAGATACTATTACGTCAGAAGGCGCAGGACAATCACATAGATATTTGTATGAACAGGCTTTGATATATCTTAATCAAGGTGATGAGCTTGCTGATATGAAAGCAGAATTACAAAGAGAGATTGATAATTTAAGACAATTACAAGAAGAATTAAACCAAGCGTTAGCAGAAGAAGCAGCAGAAGCTGAAGTAGACGCTACGTTTGCAGAGTATCAAGCAAAAATGGAATTGTATAAAAATACAACCAAACCATACACAAGACAAGAGTGGGATGACAACGGACAACCAAAAGCATCAGAGACAGCTGGATGGCAAGCTCTAAGATTTATTAGACATCCACTTGGAAATCATCCAGGAAAAGAACACACCAAACAACACGTTTATGTTACTTATACAACTTACAAACGAAAAAAGAACAAAACACAAAGAAAAAATCAAACACCTGTAACATTTAGTGTAGAAGCAGTTGGAGATCCAACACTAACTTATGAGTGGCAAGATGCAGAAACAGGAACAAGTGTTAAGTTTCATGAAAAAGCAAAATATTTTAAAGGTGAAGACACACCAACATTGTCGGTAGATAATGGTTCTAAATATAAGCACGGTTTTGGTCCCGTATTGAGATGCAAGATTTCAGACCAAACGGGTGAAAAATTTTCAGAAAATTGTGAAATAAGTAGAAGAGCAATTAACGCGAGAAACTAAAAATGGCAAGTAAACAAATACCAGATTCAAGTATAAGTAAACAGAGGATAGAATCCGACTTCGGTAGGTTTCCAACTGATTACATAGAATACTACGTTTACGATTCAGATGATAATTTTATTGTTTCTAAAATAGTAAATAGTGGTGCTAAATCTGATTTAGTCGAACTTAATCCTGGTAGAGACTTGAGAAATTGTGGTTTAGTAGCAGGAAAGTATAAAGTAGTTTATAATTTTTTAAGACAACGTGGTGGTAAACCAAGAGTATTTTTTATAGATGAAGCAGGTGAAATGTGGAATGGTGATATACGTCAAGAGGGTGATAAATACTTTAAAGGTGCAGAATTAGATTTAAACAACTCTACTACAAGAGAAGAAGTTTTTATTTTCGATGATACATACGTAATTCATCAAATATCACCATCAAGAAAAGAAGTTAGAATAATACCAAAAGATTCGGATATTTCAGAATATCAAAATGGATTTGCTTCTTTAAACTTTAAAGAGTTCAGATATAACCCAATTCTAACTGATGTAGCAGGTGATGGAAAGATTGATAGTGCAGACCCATTTAAGTTCACAGCAACCTTAGATGATTCAGATGGTGGTTTTACACAAGACATGGTTGGTGGTTT